TCTTGGAACTCCTGATACAAGGTGTCGATCAACACGCTATCGCTGGCCCCGGCCACGAGCGCGCTGGGGATCGCCACGACGCACCAGTAGAGCGGGATCGTGATCTCCTGCCCGCCGAGGCGATTGATGAACAGGTCCCAGAAGGTCCGCTCCATCCCGGTCAGCAGGAAGTCCGCCTCGATAGTCCGGCGTGGCGTATTGCGAAGCTGCCGTCGCTGCTCGGAGCCGGCCTTGCTCCTCGCGACGCTAGTCATGAAGCTCAGGCGCTCGGTTACGCCTTCACGCCAGTTCGGGCGGAACGAAAAGACAGGGAGGTCGGAGTCTGCCATGTCACTTGAGCATCTGCTTGATGGTTTCCTTGTTGGCCCTGATAGTCGTCAGGACCGACTTCTGTCCAGCCCGACCCTGCATGGCCCCGGCGATGTCATCGGGACTGAGGAGCAAGGTCTGCTGGATCGCCGGCTGGCGACCGCCGCCATTGTCGTTGCCGGCGTTGTTGATATGGCGCGGGTTGTCCTCGGTCAGGACCTCCTCGCCGCGCTTGAGCACGGCCTTGTATTCGCCCGGCTTGAGCCCGAGACCGCCGCCGCCATGGAACTTCGGGGCACCGACCCAGCTATCCGAGCCACCACCCGTCCGCTTGCGACGAGAACCACCCGTGCCGACCTTGCCGCCACCATGGAAAAAGAGACTGCCGAAACCACCCGTGGAACCGCCAATAAGTGCCTTGGCAGCCTGTAGGGCTACCATCTGCACCAGAACGTCCGCAATCGCGCTCAGGAAGCTCCCCAGCAGGCTCAGGCCGGCATTGAGAACGCTATCGAGAGCATCGCCCCACGACATGGTGCCCTGCACCAGCCCGACGATGGTATTACCGAGGGTCTGGAAGGCGTTCGTCACACCCTGACCGATGCCGTTCATGGCCGCCTGATTGATCGCAATGATTCGATCATCGGTATATTTGAGACCGGCGTTGACCGCATCGAGTCGGGCGAGCCATGTGTTGTATGCCGTGTCCGTGAGAACAGGCAGTCCGGTCAATGCGTCCTTCGTGTTGTGCAGCACCTCGATTGTCTGACGAAGCGAGTCGAGCACCGGCTTGATGGCCTGCGCCTGATTGTTATATGCGGCCACGGTTGAGGCGCGAACTTCGCTGTTCGTCCGCAGGCCAAGCTCTCCGAGCGTCTGGTAGGACTTGACCAGATCGTCCCGCTGCTTGAGCAGGGTGTCGAGCTTGCCGCTCTGCTCGTCCAGCGAGGTCAGGCCGACCTTGGCAACGATGTTGTTCGTGCCCTCGCCTGAGATGATGCGCTCCAGAGAAGCGATCCACGAAACCATTTCCGGCGAAGGATTGGCCCCGGCGATCTGCTTGGCGATAGTGAGTGCCTGCTGCGCCGCGTTGACGATCTGCGGCGACAGGCGATTGTTGATCTCGGCGGCCTGCTGCGTCGCTTCCTTGGCACCGATGGCACCACGAAGCTGCGCGTCGGTGATCTTCTCGATCTCGGCCGACCGCTGCTTGTCGAGGAGCGCTGCCTGCTCCTGATAGAATTTGATCGTCTCCTCGGCCTTGAGGCGATCCTTCTGCGCTTCGATCTGCTTCTCGACCGTAGCGAGGTCCGTGCCATCGGCAGTCGTGTTGAGACCGAGAGCGCGCACCTTCTTGATCGAGTCGTAGAGCGACTGATACTTCTCGTCGATGGCGGTCAGGCGCTCCTCCAGCGACGCGGACTCGCCTGTGAAGGCTGCCCGGCTCAACTGGCGAAGCTGCTGCTCCAAGGTCTGTTGGGCAGCCTCGCGGCGCTTGCGCTCGGCTTCCTCCGCACGGGCAGCCTTGGCTCGGGCCGACTCGCCCTTCTTGTTCCGGGCGTCCTGCTCGCGGGCGAGCTTGGCTTCCTCGGCCGTTCGCGCCTTGGCGACCGCAAGGTCCTCGGCCGCCTTGCTGACACCTGCGTCCTGTGCCTGCCGGCGAGCCTTGACCTCGGCGAGCCGCAGCCGCTCCTCCTTGGTCATGCTCTTCTGATCGTTGAACTCCTCGTCGAGTTGGGCGAGGAACTTGCGATCCCGGAGCGCCTGATCGTTTGCACCGCCAGTCGTCTTGTTCGTTTTGCCGACGTTCAACGACTCAGCGACCGCCGTCTTGAAATCCTTGCCGGCGAGCAGGGCCGTGAGGAACGTCACACCCCGCGCAGCGTCCTCAAGCCACTGGTTGATCCCGTCGAGGACCGGACGAACCTTGCTCGTCAACCAGCTTGCGAAGTTGGACCATGCGGTCGAAAGATTGCGGACAGCAGGAGACCAGATGGATTCGCTATTGTGCGCCATCGCGTCGAGAACTTGCTTGTTCTTGTCGAGCGCATATTGACGAGCTTCGGCCGCCTTGCCCGAGTCGAACAGGGCTTGCGTGTGATCGAGATCGGCATCGGTCAGGGTATGCGTCTTGCTGGTGAGGTCGATGACCGCGTCCATACCACCATGCAAAACGGCCACTTGGGCATCGACAGCTTCCTTGAAGTCAACACCTGTGACCTTGGCCGCCTCGGCGGCTGCCTTGGTGTAGTCCTCGATCTGCGCGGTCGTCAGTCCCTCATTGACGAACTCCATGATCGCCTTCTTGGCGTCCTCTGCCGAGACGCCGAGACGCTGGAGTTCGTTGGAGACCTCGGAGATCGCCTTCGGATCATACTTATCCCCGCCGACCGCATTGGCGAGGGACTTGGTGAAATCGTCAAGCTGGTTCGCCTGAGAAATCATTTCGGCGATCACGCCGACGACGGCGCCGACCGCCACGATGACGGGCGCCCACGCGACCGCGAACCGGGCGATGGTCGAGATCAAGCCGGGGAAAAGCTGACCGATCTGCGAGCCCTGCTGAATGAGAACGATCAGCGGATTCTGACCCGAAGCCAGAGACACGAAAATATCGTTAAGCTGGAATGAGAGGTTAGCCAGATCGTTCGGCTTGAGACCGAACAGGCCGTTCGTCTTGCGACCGCCCCGCCCGAGGGTCGTATTGATCTGTTCGAGATTGGTGTTGACTCGCGTCGCCGACTTTTCGAGCCGGGCCTGCTCGCCCGCCAGATCGGCGGTGTTCAGACTCGCGTCCTTGAGTTCACGGGTCAGAGTGGCGAGCTTGGCTTCCTCCTGCCCAAGCGCGCGGCCGGTCTGCTCAAGGGTCGTCTGCGCCCGCTTGAGGTCGTTGGCAAGCTGCTCGGTCGGCTGATCCGCTGCCGACATCGCCTGCCCAAGGCGGCGGACCTCGGCCTGCGCCTGCTCGAACTCGGCGGTTGCCGCCGCGACAGCGGCCTCCTGCTGACGGAAGCCGTCGATGAGACCGCCCTGCCGCACGATGGACGCGCCAGCCGCCGCCAGATTGTTGTAGGCATCGTTGAGTTGACCGACGTTCTTGGTGTTCGTCGCAATCGTCGCCTCGGCCGCATCAAGCGTCGCCTCGATACCAGACAGCGTGTTCAGCGCGGCGCCGCCCGGATCGAGGATCGCCCGGAGACCAGCCGCAAGCTGCTGCGTCGAGACAGCGGCGCCGCCAGCGCTGGCCTTGAACCGCTCGACATCATTGGCTGCCTCGGCCGCCATCTGACCGACCGCCCGGAAACCGGCGAGCGCCGCGTCCTGATTCGATCCGGTGTTGACCGTCTGGATCGCATCGCTGAACAGACGCACGAATCGGCTGGCATCACCAAGCCGCTGTGCCTCGGCGATCTTGCGCTCGAAGCCCTGCTGCGCCGCGAGATCGGCTTCGGCCTGCCGAGCACGCTGCACGTTGACCGTGTAGCCGTCAATGGCCGCATTGACCTGCACCATCCCGGCGCCGATCTGGTGCGCCGTTTTGATGATCCCGGCCTGTGCGGTGTCAAGCTGATCGACGGCCACGCCGGCACGCTGGAGCACGGCGACCTGCTCGGTGATGTCGGCGGTATTCTTATCGACCGCCGCGCTCGTGCGCGTGACGGCGACTTCGAGCCGCTGCATCTTGGCTTCTTGTGCCGCCGTGGATTTGCCGGCCGCCTCGACTTCGGCTTGCAGGGCAGCCAGATCGGCCTTGGCTTTCGCCGCAGCCGAGCCGACCTTGTCCTGTGTCGCCACGAGACGGTTATATGCGTCGATCTGGCCTTGGATGGAGGAGAGGTCCCGGCCGGCCTGAGCAAGCTGCTCCTGCGTCCGGCGAAGCTCTTGCAGGCTGAGTTCACCCTTCTCAGCCTGCACGATCTGTTCGGCAATGGTATCGTTCAGTTCACGGATATTCTGAGTGACCTGCTGGAAGGACCGGCCGGTCGTCTCCTTGGCGGAGATCAGAAGTTCAATGTCTCGCCGATTCGTCGCCATTGCCTAGTCCTCAAGGTCTCGGAGCAGTTTGGTTAACGCCCTTATACTCTTTTTCGACCCGGAGAAAACAGCCGATCCTACTGTCTGATCTACCGTCGCTCGAAATGCCATCTGCCGCTTCTGTATTGTCCGAAGAATTTCAGCCTCGTTGGCGAGCTTACCCAGAGGATATAGGTGCGCCTCCGGGTGCCCTGATGCCTTTAGGAGGCTGACGTTTTCTCGGACGTTTCGATAATAGTCTGCAACGATGTCATCAGGGGTCCCGGCTGGATTCCGTTTGCTTCCAGCAGACTTGCCACGAACCCCGCTACTTTTTTTACGTCGATCCCTCCGTCCTCGACAGTGAGCAGGG